AAAACTAAGACGCTGGCAGCATACGGGCAGATTGTAGATGTTCTGTTTGCTAACCAGCGTTTTCCTTTGTCTATAGAACCTACGGAGTTGCCAGAAGGTGTGGTTGCCGATGTACATTTTGACCCTCAAGAACCAGAACAATTGCGTGGTGAAACTGCTCTTTCCAGTCCCTACGGTTTCGCGGGTGACGGCAGAGACTTACCGCCGGGAGCCACAGCGCAGTCCCTACAAGAAAAACTTGGGGTGTTGGAAAGCAAACTGGAACCTGTTTCTGACAAATTAAAAGAGGGGCCGGGTAAGACACCTACCTCCATTGGGTTTAGCCCAGCACTGATTGCCGCAAAGAAAATGCAAAAGAAGATACATGACCAGCTAGAAGAGTCTGGTGCTACTAAACATCTTCGCAATGCTGCATTTGAAATGGCACTGTTTGGCACTGGCGTTATGAAGGGGCCATTTGCCATTGACAAAGAATATCCTAACTGGAATGACGATGGCGAGTATGACCCACTATTTAAAACAATCCCACAAGTAAATCACGTATCTGTCTGGAACTTTTACCCAGACCCAGATGCAAACAACATGGATGAAGCACAGTATGTGATTGAACGACATAAAATGTCACGTACACAACTGCGTAATCTAAAGAAGCGTCCATACTTCCGTGGTGAAGTTATTAATGAAGTTATTGCTATGGGTGAAAACTACACCAAGCAATATTGGGAAGATGACTTGGCTGACTATGCACCAGAGCATGGCGTTGACCGCTTTGAGGTGCTTGAGTATTGGGGCATGGTGGATACAGAACTGCTTGAAGAGCAGAATGTAGATATTCCAAAAGAACTGAAAGAGTTTGATGAGTTGCAAGCCAATGTCTGGATTTGTAATGGCAAACTAATGCGTATGGTTCTTAACCCATTTAAGCCATCTAAAATCCCATACTCTGCTGCGCCATATGAACTGAACCCGTACTCATTCTTTGGTGTAGGTATTGCAGAAAATATGGATGACACACAGACACTGATGAATGGCTTTATGCGTATGGCTGTTGATAATGCTGTACTGTCAGGTAACTTAATTGTAGAAGTAGATGAAACAAACTTGGTGCCGGGTCAAGACTTGTCACTGTATCCGGGCAAGGTATTCCGCAGACAAGGTGGCGCACCGGGTCAAGCTATCTTTGGTACAAAGTTCCCGAATGTGTCACAAGAGAACATGATGCTATTTGACAAAGCACGTGTACTTGCAGATGAAAGCACTGGCTTCCCATCATTTGCACACGGACAGACAGGTGTGCAGGGCGTGGGGCGTACAGCTTCAGGTATATCAATGCTTATGGGTGCAGCACAGGGTAGCACCAAAACAGTTATTAAGAATGTAGACGACTATCTGCTTCGCCCACTTGGTGAAGGTTTCTTCCGCTTTAATATGCAGTTTGATTTTGACCCAGAAATCAAAGGGGACTTGGAAGTTAAAGCACGGGGTACAGAAAGTCTTATGGCTAACGAAGTGCGTAGCCAGCGTCTAATGCAGTTCTTGCAGATTGCAAGCAATCCTGCACTCGCACCCTTTGCTAAGTTCCAGTATGTAATCCGTGAGATTGCGAAGTCTATGGACTTAGACCCCGACAAAGTTACCAACAATATGGATGAAGCTGCACTGCAAGCAGAAATTATGAAGGGCTTTCAACAGCCAGCAGGACCAGAGCAGGGTGGTATGACACCACCAGCAGGTGCTGATGCAATGGACCCAACAGGTGCAGGTGGTGGCAACATTGGTATGGGACAGGCTCCTGTGCCGGGTGAACAAGGATTTAGTGCAAATGGACAAGGAAATATTCAGCAAACTGAAGGGGCTGGTCAGCAGCAACCGCCAATGGGACCACTTCAGTAATTATTTAGATGTGCTTATTGCACAACAACACAAAACATTAGAACAATCTGAAAACATGATTACTATACATAAGGCACAAGGTGCTATTGAAGCACTGCGTAAGATAAGACGTTTACGTGAGGACGTAGCGCAAGCTGAAGGATAATACTATGGCTAAACGTATGGCAAAACAAATGGAACTCTTTGAGCCTGTAGAACGTGGTTTTGAAGAGGGTGGCCTTATGGATGAAGGTGGTATGGTTGATGAGGAATCAGGCAACGAAGTACCACCCGGCTCATTGCGTGAAGAAGTACGTGATGACATTCCTGCTCAGTTGAGCGAAGGTGAGTTTGTTTTTCCTGCAGACGTAGTGCGTTATATTGGCCTTGAAAAACTAATGATGATGCGCCAAGAAGCAAAACAAGGCTTAGCACAGATGGAAGCTATGGGTCAGATGGGCAATGGTGATGAAGCCACTGTACAAGATGACTTGCCATTTGATATGTATGACCTTGACGTAGAAGATGATGATTTAGAAATGCAGCAGGGTGGCGTGGTACAAGACCCACGAGATGTTGTAAAAGCTGGTTTTGTTACATATAAAGGACAAACAGCATACGTTCACGATGTCACAAACATACCAGAAGACATTAGAGATGAAGTGCAGGTACAAAGAGCATGAGCAAGTCCGTAAAAGACCAAACTACTAAAGCCTTTCAAGTTGGCGGGTATAACCCACCTTCTGTGCCGCAACAACCATATACTCAACCTACACAAGTAGACCCCCAAACAGGTACATACACATTGCCGGGTACTGGCATTGCAGGTTATCAAGTACCTTCAGGAACGCCTACAGGATATACACCGTACGGTGGCGCAACGCCATATTTTCAACCAGTGCAGTTTACTGGACCACAATATCAGACATCTTTACAAACAACTAACTTGCCCACGTTTGCTGAGACAGTTGGTCGCAAACCGGGTCAATATGATGAGTTGCGTACTTACATAAATGATGCAGGTCAAACATTACAAATACCATTTAAAGATGGTAAACCTATATATCCTATACCTGAAGGCTATCGTCCTATTGGTGATGAGCCAGCACCAGAAGAAGAGCAGACAACTGTAACACCGACACTTGGTCAAACAACAGTTCGTGATGAAGGTGGCGGTAGAGATAATGATGTTACAGTAACACCAACAACAGAAGCGGCTAAAAATGTATATAAAGGTTATAGCAAAGGCTATGCAGGATTATCAACTGCTTTTGGTAGTGGTACTGGTGGTTTGTCTGCAGCCGCTACAAAAGCTAAAAAAGACTTTGGCATAACAGGGCAACAAACAGGAAACCTAGGAAGTTTAGCATCTTTTGTTATGGCAGCGTCTGGCGTTCCTATCGGGTTATCAATGCTTACAGCAGGTAAGGGTGGGTATTTAACTGACACACCCGTAACTCCGGGTGCTATAGGAACTGTATCTTATGATGATTTAGTAGCAATTGCTAATGGAACAGTGCCTACTCGCACAGAAGATTTAGTAAACCAACAAACAGCTAAAAATGTTATAGCTGCACAAAAAAATTATGCCGTTAATCTTAGTGGTAAAATAGGCTATAATACTGGTGACATTAATCCAGTTACAGGGACACCTGTAAGAAACGGAATGGCAGTAAATTCTGCTTTTGGTCCGGGGCCGACTACTGCTTCTTATGCAACTGTGGCTCATATGAAAGACACAATAGCAAGGGGTACTAAAGCAGGTTGGCGTGGTGGTTATGTAAGTAAAGATGTATATGACAATCTTTCAGATGCGGCAAAAGAAAACTATGATAAGTTTGATGCAGCACACTCCTTTACTGATATGGGCTTTGATATAAACGATATTGATTTAGATGACTTTGACGCACGAGAAGCTGCAGAAAAGGGATTTGGTGTAGAAGACATTGAAGACATGGAAGTAACATCAGGTAGACCTAGTGCAGTGTTTGATGACCCTTCTGATTTTGATGACGATGACAGCGGCACCGGCTTTAGCGGCACCTCTGATAAATCTGCAGCAGATTTCGGTAAAGCTGATGTAGCTACTGGCAACGATGGCGGCGGCAGGTCTGAAGATAGGGATGCAGATCCCAGCGGCAAAGGCAGTGTAGATAGCGGTGGTCCGGGTGCTTCTCCAGACAGGGGGGCAAGAGGTGAAGGTCAAGCTGCCCCCGCTAGAGCAAAAGGCGGTCTAATAGAAAAACAAATGAAGCAAAGTGGATTAGCTTCTAAAAAATAATCCACAATATGTTGGCTACCTAATCCCCCACCCCGGCGTGGCTACGGTTGGCCCCAACGAAAGGAAGTACAATGGCAGAACAAGCTATTATGGCTGAAGAAATGAAGCCTGAAAAGAAGATTGCGTTTGCAAATCGTAAATACACTAACGAAGAAAAACGCAAAATGGAAGAAGAAGAACTAGAGCAGCTTCTAAAAGAACAGAAGGGTGAAGTAGAAGAACAACCCGAAGAACAAGAAGCTGAACCTGCAAACGCAGAAGAGAAAACATTTAAGAAGCGTTACTCTGATTTGCGTAGGCACCAGCAACAACAGGCGGAAGAGTTTAAGAAAGAGATTGAAAACCTTAAATCTCAACTTAGCCAAGCTGCACAAAAAGAAATGAAACTGCCTAAGTCTGACGAAGACATTGAACAATGGGCAGCAGACTATCCAGATGTAGCAGCTATCGTTGAAACAATTGCTATGAAGAAGGCACGTGAACAAGCTACTGCGCTTGAAGAACGTATGAAAGCAATTGATGAGTTGCAGTCTAGTGCTACTAAAGAAAAAGCTGAAGCAGAACTAATGCGGTTACACCCTGACTTTGGTGACATCCGTGACAGTGATGAGTTCCATGAGTGGGCAGAAGAGCAGCCTAAGTGGGTACAAGATGCACTGTATGACAATGACAATGACGCACGTTCTGCTGCTAGAGCCATTGACTTGTACAAAGCTGACATGGGCATCAGTAAAGAAAAGCCTAAGTCAGATAAAGCTGCAGCCAAGTCTGTATCTACAAAAGACTCACGTAGTAAACCACAGGAAAATGAGGCAACTACATATCTTAAAGAGTCTGCTGTACAAAAAATGTCACCGCAAGAGTATGAAAAGCGGTCTGACGAAATCATGGAAGCTATCCGTAGTGGAAAGTTTATCTATGATGTATCTGGCTCTGCTAGATAAAAATGTAAAAAAGAGTTGACAAGTAGTTATTTATAAGTATAACTATAGTCAGATTAGTGTAACTGTGTAGCGCAACATGGTTACACTACTATTCGCAAACAGCCAAGTCTTACGGATTACCTGACGAACATGGCCCGTAGAATAGCAGGACGGCCATCTTGCTAAAATACGCACCCAATGTGAATCAGCCTCCTGATTAGTCTTGCGAGTTTGTATCTGTAAAATGCTACATAGGAGATAACATAATGGCATTTACTACTGCTAGTGGTTATGGTAATCTTCCTAACGGTAATTTTTCTCCCGTAATTTACAGCAAACAGGTGCAACTTGCTTTCCGCAAGTCTGCTGTTGCTGAAGCAATCACCAACTCTGACTACTTTGGTGAGATTGCTGCTATGGGTGATTCCGTTAAGATTATCAAGGAACCCGAAATCACCGTTAAGGCTTACGCCCGTGGTACAACCATCACGCCGCAAGACCTTGACGATGAAGACTTCAGCCTGACAATTGACAAAGCTAACTACTTTGCATTTAAGGTTGACGACATTGAAGAGGCACACAGCCACGTAAACTTCCAGTCTCTGGCAAGTGACCGTGCTGCGTACCGTTTGGCTGACCAGTTTGACCAAGACGTTCTTGGTTATATGTCAGGCTTTAAACAGTCTGCAATTCATGGTGCAGCCGACACAGCTAACACAACCGTAAATGGTTCAAAGGCTGTATCTACTGCTGGTTCAGACGAACTGCTTGCATCAATGAAGTTGGACGCATCTGACTTCTCTGACGGTGCAGGTACAGTAGGTAATGCGGGTGAAGCTGTTGCTATTCAGCCTCGTACTGGTGGCTCAACTGACGCAACCCCTGCTGCTGGTGATACACACCCACTGACTTTGATTGCACGTATGGCTCGTCTCCTTGACCAGCAAAACGTGGACTCACAAGGTCGTTGGATTGTTCTTGACCCAGTGTTTATGGAAGTGCTGAAGGACGAAGATTCTCGTTTGTTCAACGCTGACTTTGGTGGTTCTGGTCTGCAAAATGGTCAGATTTCTACTCAAATTCATGGCTTCCAAGTGTATCAGTCTAACAATCTGCCTTCAGTCGGTACTGGTCCATCATTCGCTGGTGCGAACAGTTCAGCCAACTATGGTGTAATTGTTGCAGGACATTCTTCTGCTGTTGCAACTGCAGAGCAGATTAATAAGACTGAGACTTACCGCGACCCGGACAGCTTCGCTGATATTGTCCGTGGTATGCATCTGTATGGTCGCAAGATTCTCCGTCCAGAGGCTCTTGTCAACGCCATCTACCACTTAGCGTAAGGGAGATTGAATTATGGCTGAAATTACCGCAGTTCTTAAAGCCGCTTCTGGCAATTCCCAGCGCGGTCGTAATGCATACTATGTCGATAACGTAATTGACCTGACTGCAAATAGCATTAACCCTAACGGTGATACTATTCAGGCACTTACTGTTCCGGCAGATACTCTAATTCTTGCTGCTGGTCTTCAAGTTGTAGAATCTGCAACTATGAACACTGGTACGGATGCAACTGCATCACTTGGTTTTACAGGTGGTGATGTTGATGAGTTTGTCGCAACTTTTGACATTGATGGTGCTGCTGATGGTGCTTATGCTCCTCAAATTGCTATTACTGGTTTGACTGCTTCTACTTCAGCAGACGTAATTGACGTTCTGCTTGCAGGTAGTGGCGCGTCATTTACCGCTGGTAAAATCCGTGTGTACGCAATTATGGTGGATGTAAGTGACCAAGGTGACATGGCTGCTAATGAAGTAGACCGTGACACTCTTGCCTAAATAGTTGAGGGGGCAGGGCAACTTGCCCCTTCACTTTCATTAAGGACATAACATGGCATATGATTTTCTTGGCTTAGTAAATGCAGTGAACAGAAGGCTGAATGAGGTAGAACTCAGTTCAGCTAATTTTGCTTCAGCTACAGG